GAGTTCCCGGTCAGGGTGAGATATTTTTCCTCTGGACTCTCAACTCCTTCAATGCTTTTACCTTTATCACATATGTCATCAAGCATTTCGGTAAAATCAAGCAGCTTACTTTTTCAACTTACTCCATCAACGAAAGAATCCTGACATCGTTGGTGAAATGGTACGACAAAGGCTGCATTGAGCGTATCTACATATGTATTTCTGACTCGATACGCAGTCGAGTACCGAAAGTAAACGACCAGCTTCAAGCGTTTGCTTCAACAAGGAATATCGATATCGGGTATGCTTGGAACCATTCCAAGGTTACTCTCATACAGACCGCCGAGCATCATTTTGTTGTTGCTGGCTCTGGAAATTTTAGTGAAAACGCATTAAACGAACAATATATCTTTTTGAACGATGAACAAATCTTCAACTTCTTCGATGACTGTATCAGAAATCGGTCTGACCGCCGAGAATAGAGAAGAACTGCTCTCTTTGGGAGCTCTCGGTTGGAGTGATGATGAAATAGCCGTGTATTTCGGTTGGGATAAGTCTGCATTGCGGAGGGAGCGTTCCAATCCTGACAGCGAAATCTCGCTTCTGTTACTGCGTGGCAAACTCCAAAAAAGAGCAGCGATAGAATGCCGCCTCTTAAAGGAGGCTGAAGGTGGAAATCTCACGGCAGCCAAACAGTTCTCGGAAGTTATGCGAGATAAGAGTTTTCAACTCTCAAAACTCGATTTGTTTGGAGGACCCGCCGATGAGGGTGCGATGGAACGCATACAAAATTATATCGATGGTGGTTGTAAAACCGATTTGTCTCCGGGCGAACAAATATATATCGACCTCCTCGTGATGATATATTCTCTCGATGGCCAACACGGAAAGCGTAATACCATTCGCTTTCTTACTCGTAAGCCATTCGGTTTTTCCTACGCTCGTGCAAGCGAGTTATATGCCGAAGCGGTTGAAATGTTTTTTGCTAATCGCCAAGTTTCCAAAGATGCGATGAGAGCAAAGGTCGCCGACCAATTTGATACGCTTCACGCTGCCGCTGTCGCCTCTGCCAGGACTACTCGTGACTATGAGGTTGCTGCGAACATCTTGGCGCAGAAAGCAAAGATCCTTCGCCTCGACCAAGAAGACCCTGAGGTGCTGCCACCATCTCAATACCAAAAACAATTCCGTGTGCTATCCTTAACGCCTGAGTCGATAGGTCTTCCTTCTGCGAACCGCGATATTCTGGCTGCCCAAATAGACTCACTCAACCTTGATAGCAGTGTACGAAAGCGTCTGCGTATGGAAGCCGGTATCGAGGATGTTGAAATTATAGAATACTTGGAACATGTCGTACAGGAAGAAGGTTAAAGAAGAGGTTTCCGATATTGTAGATATCCAATATCAGAATAAATTTGCTCAAATCGTATCTTTGGTTGCACCATGTCGTCTATTCGGCATACTCGGCCGAGGCTCTGCGAAGACCACCGATATACAGGTTGAGAGGCTTATCGATATAATGTATGATATGCCCGGTGCTCCTTGCGCTTGGGTGGCAGACACATTTAGCAACCTTACTGCCAATGTGCTGCCAGCTGTGCTCGAAGGTCTTGAACGCAAAGGCTTCCGAGAAGGCGTTCATTATGTTATCGAAAAGGAACCTCCAACTTTTACCGACAAAGAAAAGGAGGCTCTGCCTGATTGGCTTCGCCCACACTTCTGGAAACCGTTTAACAAACTCGTTTCCTACAAGCGTACTATCGTTTTCTTTACCGGTATGAATGTTCGCTTCGGCTCCTTGGATAGACCTTCTTCGCTTGCCGGAGCATCAGTAGTCCACCTCTTTGGCGATGAGGCAAAGTATTTCAAAGAAGAGAAGATTGCCAACCAATTAAAAGCAGTTCGTGGCTATCGTACCCAATACGGACACTCTGTGTTCTATCGAGGTGTAACCTTTACCTCGGATATCGCTGACCCTTCTCATATCGGAGAGTATGATTGGATGCAGAAAGAAATCAAGAACATGAATATCGATAAGGTGTTGCTCATTATGAAAGTCGGGTTGGTCTATAATGAGGCATTGCAAGAGTTTGTTGCCGCCAAAGAACAATGGCGTAAAACACCTAATCGTGAGACTGCCACCATTTGCAAAAATAAGCTCAAAGTCGCAAATCTTTGGAAAGCAAGATGGACTGAGTTGCGCAAGATGGACGATGCTCGCACCTTCTTTTTGAGAGCATCGAGTTATGTCAATGTCGATATTCTAACCGAGGGTTGGTTTGCCGATGCAATAGCCGCAGACTTTAACGATCTGCGAACAGCGATACTCTCTTGTAAGCCTTCACTTAAAAGTGGTGATAGATTCTATGCAGCACTCGGTGAGCAGCATTTCTACAAAGATGGTATTGACGAAGAAGCCTATGACCGAGTTGGCTTGTTGGAAAAAGAGGATTGCAGGGTGCTGAAATACCTCAATTTACACAAGCCTCTACAACTCGGTATAGATTTCGGCAATATGTGTTCTCTGTCCATCGCACAAGACGATTCGATACACGGCCGAGATTGTCTGCGTGTCGTCAAGTTCCTCTATACGCTGGCTCCGGAATATCTTATTGACCTTGGTGAGAAATTTAGAGAATACTTCGCTCCGATGGCTAATAAGACCGTACATCTTTATTATGACCGAGCCGGTAATAACTATAAAATGGTGCAAAAAGACCAGGCTACCGAATTTAAGAAAGCCATTGAGCGAGACCGTAATGGTCGTAGAACAGGCTGGGTTGTAATTATGGAGTCTCTCGGTCAGGGCAATATCGGTCAACCGGAAGAGTACCATTTCATGCAGACAATTCTTTCTGATGTAAACCCTCATCTCCCTCGTGTACTGATAGACTATTACGCTGCCAAGCATCTTCGTCTCTCATTACAAGGGGCTCGTACCAAAGTCAAATCGGGAGTTGTGTTCAAGGATAAGAGTAGCGAACATCTCCCTATCGAGCAACTCCCTTCTCACTCAACAAATCCTTCGGATTCGTTCAAGTATTTAGTTATGACTAAACAGCGGCGCCGAATAGCCAAGGGAAGAGTTCCTGTTCCTTCGGCCATTGGCGATCCGCAGTTTGGCAAATAGGTATTTTGTTCCACAAAATGTATTCACCCTGCAAAGATGGTTTGCAGGGTTTTTCGATATATACTCATTTCGGAGTCTCTTCTCCTTTGGTTGGAATTGTGTGTCTGTACACGCACCATTCTATATCCACCCTCGGTTCTTGCCCTATTCAGATACAAAGGAACAACGCCGCTTTTCACCTGTTCAATGAACCTCGACAATTTTTTCAAGTCTGTCGATGAAGAAATTTACCTGACGGCACTCTGAAGAAATTTCATCAAAAAAATTTCGAGAACCCTTGCAAGCAGGTCTATTGGTGCTTCGCATTTATGCTTACTGTGTAAAGGCGGTGTCGAATTCCTGTATCAGAAAGGTTCACGAAACGAGGCTGGACGATAGTTCAATGGTTCTTTGACATACTGACAAACAATTCATCGAAGCCCGATGAATAGACTCCGAAACAAATATCGAAAATAGATATAAAGGTTACTCACTCGGCAGTCCGATAGAGCCGAGAAATTCAAACTCTAAAATTCAAAATTATGTATTCAACCGAAGAAATTAACTCAATCGTGGCAACTATCCACGAGCAACTGAAAGCCACCACGCCAATCGCAGTGCGTTGGTCGTGGGGCATTAGCAAACAACAGGCGACACTCTACGAGGATAAGCCCACTCTTGCCCTGCGTGTAAGCGGAGCATTGCATAAGGGGTGGGTTTTCATTTCCTACGATAGAGCCTCCGACCTCTACGACATTAGTATCGTATCGCTGAAAGGCGAATGCAAGCACAAAGTCGAGGGGGTTTATTTCGATGATATGGGCAAAGTTATAGACGGCATTATCGAACGAGACCCCTGCGCCACCGATGAAGAATATATCAAAATTGCAAAGGCTGATACAATTCGCAAATTGTCAGCCTAACACCAAGCAGGGGCGGACATCCGCCCCTCTTTCAAATGTTTAATATCTAATATATAATAAGACTATGACACCGAACAACACAACCCCGACCAAGTTACAAGAAAAGAGAGCCATTCTCATAGAGTTATCCCAACAGGCAAAGCAACTGCGACAGGATAAAATCAACAATGCACAAACCACCGAAGAGGCTGCTTTCTGGTCTTCTCGCACTATCAACTATATGCTCCTCAATCACATATACAAGAGTGAGAGAGTGAGGTTTGAAACCTTCAAAGAGTGGAAATCGCAGGGGGCAACAATCAAGAAAGGAGCAAAGGCTACTATCATATGGGGGCAACCTCGACAGGGCATTGCAACCCTCGAACAGAAATTGCAGAAAGACCCCCACTCTTCGCCTGTTGATGATATCGCAGTAGAGGAATACGAGTTCTTTCCTTTGTGCTATCTCTTTTCCGAAGATGATGTATATTTCACAAATGCCGAGCAGGACAACGCACACGAGGCAGAGCCGACCTCTGCTCCTGTTGAGCCTGTGATAAGCGATGACACCTTCGATATTATATAATGATATGGGCAGTTTGGCACTCTTATTCCTTATTATAATGTTGGGGGCTGCATCGGCTAACGCAAGCGACAAATAAGAAACGGAGCACATCGGGCATCGGTAGAAACCCACCGAAAATCGGTGGGCGCCGGCAAGCGGTATCTCCATTAACTCGACAGTCTTTGACTGCCGAGTTTTTTGTTTTGCCTTGGTGTGTAATATAAGGCAAACCCAAAACCATTCCGATATCTGTTGTTTACTTTGAAGCCTCCATTCCGTTGGACTCTTTGAGCCTCTACATTGCGACAAATCAAAGGGTTACAATAGGTGTTGCGATGCAACAATTATGTTTATGGTGGGATTTTGCACTGCGTGCGTTTTCAAAATAGGAGTCGCAGGGCGACACTCGTGTCTATGGTGGCATTTCGCCATATATCACCTTTTCGGCTGTTTGCGACCGCAAGTGTTCGAGAGGGCGGGGCGGGCTTAAATTTGAGTGCGTCTCGGCGTTTTTGTCAAAACGCCGAGACAACAGCCACAAATTCAAATACTTAATGAATTTATGGGGTAAAAAAAGTGTAAAAAATCCGCCTTTTTCTTGGAAAAATCGGCTTTTTTGGCTACACGAGCCAAAAAAGGTCAGCGGTATCTTCGCCCTTCGTACCCTGTCCTTTGTTACGGAGTTCTTCGATGTAATTTTGTACTATGAAAGTGTTCGAAGCCATAAAGGAAATGAGACGACTCTCTGCCGAAAATAAATCTTTCGGGTTTTCCTTTATGTCGTGTAACCTAACCAACCAGAGTAGTGAAGGAGTGATAACTGTTCGCAAAGCGAGACTGTTGAAGCGCGAGAGTATCAAACATCATAAAAACGCTGAGATAGTGGAAGCCTACATTGACCTTGATACAATGGAGAGCAGACGGTTTTACCAACCTTTACTGATGTCTTTCAATGGTGAAAAAGTTGTTTTACAATGAGTGAAGTAAAAAAAATATCAGACAATTCTTTTGCGTTACATCTTGACGATGGTCGAGTGTACACCTTGTCCAACCGTAGGAGTGATGATATAAACTCAGTTCTATGGAGTGTTGGTCGTTCTTACAATTGGGAGACTGTTCCTCAATTTGTTGGTGATTATCGGATCGTACCATACGGACCGAATAATCTATTGCCAAGCGAATTGCGTTCTACTGTTGATGACAACAATCTTGCTCCGGGCATTATCGAGAGACAGTTGGGACTCCTCTTCGGTCAGGGAGTGTTCTTGTATCAACTTGCTTTCGAGGATGGAGAGATTAAGCATTTGTGGCAGCAAGATAACGAGATAGAGTCGTGGCTTGCAGATTGGGACTTTATGTCTTACATCAAAGGCATTACGACAGATTACCTCTATCTCAAAGGCTTCTTCAATGCCATATATCTTACACGAGGACACCGCATCGGCTCTGCTCCTCAGATTTCGCACTTGGAGCATATTCCGGCAAAGAACGCTCGTCTTGAATGGGCGGATAGCCGTAAGTTATCCGATGTGAAGCATATTCTTGTCGGCAACTTTGAGCAGAACTGCTTTGATACGGGCGTACAAGCCTTTCCTGTCTATGACCGTAGAAACCCTGCTCGATACCCTGTGTCTGCGGCATATAATAGTACCTATTCGTTCTCACGAGACTTCTACTCTGTACCGCCTTATTGGGGTGCTCTCCGATGGATTGTGCGAGGTAGCGAGATACCTACAATCTTCAAATATGTTACCGACAATGGTCTGAACTTGGCGTACCATATCCATTCGCCAAATGAGTATTGGGATAACAAGCGAGACCTCCTCAAAATTATGCACGCTGATTGGGACGAGTCCAGAGTTGAGAAAGAGATTGCTAAACTTTCAGAGCAGCTGCTCGTCAGTCTGACTGAGGTGTTGTCGGGCAAAGAGAATGCCGGCAAATTCTTCCACACAGTAGATATCAACGATGAGACAGGTACTTCCCACGCTTGGAAGATTGAGGCAATAGACCAGAAAATTAAGGACTTTGTCGATAGTCAGTTGAAGATTGCAGAGGCTTCTTCCTCCGCTATTACTTCGGGTATGGGCCTGCACCCTTCGTTGTCAAATGTTATGGTGAACGGTAAATTGGCAAGTGGCTCGGAGATGCTATATGCGTTCCGATTGCACCTTCTGTCGAATGTGGCCATTGCTGAACAGGCTATCCTTGAACAGATAAATCAAGCCATAGCCTTCAACTTTCCAAAGAAGAACCTTCGTCTGGGCTTCTACCACCAATCGCTTAAAGCAGAAGAGGCGTTATCATCTTCTGACCGTATTAAAAACCAAGAGTAACTATGTTGTTCAATAGAGAGGATAAAGGTGCAGTTGAGCTGTACGATTTGACAGGCATATATTGTGCGGGAAACGACTTTACAGCCATATCGGGAGAGTTATATGATGCTACTCGTGAGGTTGCAAATATCGTAGGTGTCGATGTGGTAAAAGAGGCGGAAGAGGCGTATGCGAATGGCTCTGATGAAGAGCTCGTTGAGTGTGTCCAACGCCCTATCGCTTGCCTTGCGATGTTGCGATACTTTCGACAGACTGTTGTCTCTCACGATGACGCTGGCCGAAAGGTTAAAGCAGGAGACGATGAGAAAATTCCGTTTGAGTGGATGCTTGACCGTGATGACCGAGCAATTCAAGAGAAGTATTACCGTTCTCTCGATGCGTTGTTCGCTTATCTTGAAAAGTCGAAATCAAGCAGCTGGGAAAATTCTTTGATATGGCGAAATGTGAAGGAGTCCATTGTTAAGGATATCCATACATTTGAGTCGGTATATCCTATCGAGCAAAGTAGATATACCTTCTTTATGCTCCTACCTTTGATAGTCGAGGTACAGCACACCAAGTTGAAGAAGGCTATGGGCGAGACTTGGGAGCGTATCATCGGGGAGACTGTCGCCGATGGCGACTCCTCTCTGCTCTACTATGCCCGTAGAGTGGCTATTCTCAATGCGGTTGTTATTGCCGTTGAACGATGGTCTATTGAGGTGTTCCCTCAATCGGTTGCTCGTAGGTTTATGCCTACTTATCAAGGCAATAGAGCCAATACATCTGCCTCTATCGAGGAGATGGAATGGTATCTCAACAAGTTGAAGGAACAAGCAGCAGATGCTATGCAAGACCTTCTGTCAGAGGTTGCAGGGAAAAATCAGTACGAGGACTATCCTCTTATGCCTGAAAACAACCGAGAAAACAAATTCTTTAATGCAGGACAGTAATGATCACTATTGAGATTTCACAAACAGGAGGCTTCTGTGCGATACCTTCCTCTTGGGACGAACTGTCGCCAAAGCAGGTGCAGCATATTGTCAAACTATATGACCAAACTCTGCGAGGAGGTAAATCACTACTCGAATTTAATGTGAGAGTGCTTTACTACCTTATGGGAATGAAATACGACTCTCGCAGTATTCGTTGGGAACGGTTGGCATCGAAAGAGGCTATCGATGAGCGTAACTCAAATATCTATATGCTCTGTGATAAATGCTTGGCGTTCCTTCTGAAAGAGGTTGGCGAGAAAGATGTTATATTGTCTTACGACTCGATTATCAACTCGCTCCCTTCTGTCCGGGCAAACATCTTTTGTAGAAGATTGTATGGCCCAACCGATGGACTTCAAGACCTCTCTTTCGGAGAGTTCCGACACGCTGCCACTGCCTTGAATACATATTTCAAGACTCAAAACGAAGATGATTTGAACGAGTGTATTGCACATCTGTATCGAGTTCGCTCCAAGCACCCTAATCGAGCAGGGCGATATATCGAGGAGGTAAACAACGGAAATATCGGTGTCGCTTGTAGGCGTGTTGCTCGATTGGCTCATTGGCAAAAAGTCCTCATTATGCTATGGTTTGCCTCGTGTATCAACTTCTTGCAAAATGGTACGGTGTCGCTCGATGGCGAAGAGATTGATATGTCAAAGCTCTTTACAGGCGGAACGAGCGAAGACAATGTATTGTCGTGTGGCTGGCAAGACCTCGCTATTGAGATTGCCAAAGAAGGCACTGTCGGCAATATGGATAATGTCGATGCAGAACCTCTGTACTCGATAATTGGAATAATGTGGCACAATCATAAAGAGAATAAACGCAATGAAAAGGCTTCAAAATCTCACTAACTTAACAAATTACCTTACGGCATTACGAGTGCCTGGTCTTGACGATCTGAAACCTCTTCGAGTGGTCGATGAGGCACAGGCGACTTCTCGTCTTGCCAGACGGGGCGGAACTCAGATAGTTATTGCACGCCCGGAACTGAAACAAGAAGGCACCTCGGACTCCTATGTGGCCGAGTATAGTACAGCCGTGTTTGTGCTGGATAAGAATTTGAGTTCGGCGAGTACCGAGGAACGAGAGGACTCCCAATTCAATAGCCTCGTAAACATTGCGTGCGACATCTTGACAAAGGTTGAGCAAGACATCTCCTCCGGAACATCAGAACTCCGAGGGCTTGACCTCGTTGGCACAGAACTGTTCCCTGTCTCGTCTATCTTCGGTGGCTGGAATGGCTACTCAATGATATTGGCTTTTCGATAAGCACTTCATACGATTTAGGAATTTAGTAGGTCAAAATTACTGCCGAGAGGCAGAGATTAGACCGGGCGAGTCGATGAAAGTCGGCTCGTTTTTTTATGTAAAGCAAATGGCACTTTTCTTTACATATCGATAGCCTTATGCTCAAAATTTGCGATTTTTTGAGCATATATAGGGATAGCCTTATTCTATATTATACTACGAAGCGTGACAGAATGCACCATCTTTGGGAAAAGATTTTTCCTAAACATCTATGTTTGTGACGCACAAAGTACGCACAAAATTTGCAGAAAGTTGTGGTTTAGAGGTATCAAAATGAAAAATTTGTATTATATTTGCGGTAGCAAAATCACTACTAATTGTAGCTAATATGAATGCAGTCGTACTTGATTGGTTATTACAAGCAGTTCCCCTATGGGTAGGGTGCTTGTTGATTGTTGTTATTGCCACTGCGTATTTAACAAATAAATACAACGAGGCAAAGCGTCGTTTAGAGGATGCAGAGAAGGGTTTAAGTGGATTACCATGTTCGGAAAGAGGTAAGGTTCTTGAAGACATCAAAGAAACACTTACTGTTATCCGTACATACATTTCAACATTAGACCCTGACCGATCAGAAATGTTTTCTAAAAAAGCGAGTCCACGAAGATTAAACGAACTCGGTTCCCTTTTGTTAAGTAATTGCGAAGGATTGTCTTTTATTGAAGAGAACAAATCAGTGCTGTTTCAGTGGTTAGACGAGAAGAATCCTAAAACAGCCCTTGATGTAGAAAAGGCAGCGTTAGAGGTGCTTATTGAGAATGTTGATAATGACATCTTTAATGGATTGAAAAACTGGGTTTACAATAGCCCATCTATGGAAGTGCAGCAAAATGGGGAAGCTAAAGAGGTATCAGTCACTATGCGAGATGTATGTTTCGTAATTAGTTTGCCACTCCGAGATGCATATTTGCAGGCACACCCGGAAATAGAGACCGAATAGCCCTTTTTTCCACAATCTTCATAGGAGGAACGAAAATTTTTCGCTCCTCCTATTGTTTTTTCAAAAAATCTCCTTACCTTTGTAGTGCTATCATATACGAAAGGTGTGGAGGACGCACCAAACGAGGTGCATTTTTTGTGCCTATATATATTAAATTCAGCGGTATTTCACCCCGTACTATTGTTGTAATGGCAATAGTAAACACCTTTCGAGATGTGATAGCAGCGGGTAAGAGGAGTACCGCTGTTTTTTATTCCTCAAATAAATGCTATCACATTATGTCAAACAAATCAGAAGAGCGTAAAACCTTACGCACCGATTGGAAAGAACTACCAATCGACAAAGAAAATTCGCAAAATGTTTGCAAATCCAAAATCATTCACTACCTTTGTGGTGTCCTACATTATGAACAGCGAGGAAGACTCGCACATATAGCGGGTATTTTTTATGCCCGTATATATAATAGGTTTCGTACTCCCTTGCAGAGCGTTAATGCGCCTGCTGCTGTTCATAACAGTGTAGGACAAAGGGTCAGTGCGAAGCCTTTTTTCTTTGCACATACATATTGTTTAACTTTCTAAAAATGTCCTACTATGAAAGAAAAAACTCAGGAGCGTAAACCTTTACGCACGGATTGGAACGAACTACCAATCGACAAAGAACTCTCGCAAATTCTTTTGCAGATTGCCAATGCCAGAGCTGCATTGCTCAACTATCTCGAAGCAATCCCGGACAGAGCGACTTACGACTCGTACAAAGATTGTGTCGGCTCGGCAACAGATCATCTTCTCAATGCGATGATGGAGATGGGTGGCGACTTGATGGCTCAGCAAATCGTAGGTAAACTTATCGAAGAGAAGTAGCCCTATGAAACGCAGATTAAAGTATTGGGCGATACGCACGCTCGGACGCAAATTTATGTTGCTGAACTGGAAGGATAAACTGTCGCTTATTTGGCTTGCGGTCTCTTTTCTTGCGACCATCGTTGTTGCAGAGGCGGAGGACGAGAGAATTTTGTACACCGCCACTGTTAGTCTTGTACTCTCGGCTATCAGGTCTTATCGAGTGATGGAAGACTTGGATAACCCTGTAATATAAGTTTAGTTACATTTCACTTTAATTCCTAATCAAGAAAACGCTATGAAACAGATTTTAGTTTACGAAATCTCGGTAGAGACCGAAGAACACAAGGAGAGAATGATTGCCGAAATTGAGTCGGTACTCGGTATGCAACCTACAAGAATTGAGGAGCGTAACGAATAATTGAATAATTTTTGTTAAATTTGTACTCACAAAGTTTTGTTCACTATGTTTTCACTATTTGAGATTATAGGTTTGATCTTGCTATTAGCAATAGGCGTTATTTTCATTTTGGGAGTAGCAGCCGTTGTTCTTGGTGCTATTTTATTTGTCTTGATAAATGTGCTTGCTATAATTCCTTTCAAAGAAAAGAAACAAGACAAACTATAATTTTGTGTGAAATTTCTGTCCTTTCATAGCCGCCTTCGGGTGGCTATTTTTGTTGCATAATAGCAACAAAAATGTCAATAAAGCAACGATTTGTAAAAAGGATTCTCGAAGACGAGGGGCGTAGGCTTTTACGCAATCAAACATTAGCGATTGGTCAAAAACTGAAAACTCGTAGTGGTCGCTTGTTGGGCACCCGAAGCACTGCCGTTTCAAGTGCCTCGACAGATGGCGGACAATTAACCTTTGTACACACCATATATGAACGCTTCCTCGATATGAAAACATTGCGATATGGCTCGAAGGAGGTAAAACGAAATAGGCGCATTCACAACCGCTTTGTCTTCGGTCATTACAACTCCATCGCAAAACGATTAACAGCCGAATATACCGAAGACACCATTGAACAAATTAAAACAGAGATAAACAACGAATAGATATGGGAAAAATTGTACGAGATGAGGACCTCCGCTTAAACATTATTGTCAATGGCGATCCTGCACGCCGCAAGATTGGCGACCTAACCAGAGAAGTCCGAGATTTATCGAATGAAAATCGTGTACTGCGTCAAGAGCAGAGCCGATTGCGTGCTACTGGACAGCAAAATACAGCACAATATAAGTCATTGACCAAGCAGATAAAGGAGAACTTGGCTATCATAAAGCGCAATAAAGCAGAGCTTAATGGTATGAGGAGTACTATGGCTATTAACTGCATGACAATGGACGACCTCTCCCGTAGAGCAACTTCGTTGCGTGTGGCGTTAAGGAATACTGTTCCCGGAACTGCTGCTTGGCAAGAACTTGCGGACCAGCTGAAAGCAGTAACACGCAGACAAGAGGAGTTGAAGGCGATATCGAAAGAGACTGGGTTGACATTGGGCAATATCGCTAATGGCATAAATCGTTATATAGGTCTGATAACAGCCGGTTTTGCCTCTCTTACGATTGTTAAGCAGATTGTAAGTAAAGTTAGGGGTGAGTACTTGCAATATGACGAAGCTTTGACAAGAGCATCAAGAACAACCAACTTGACAAAAGAGGAAGTTCGTGAGCTATCTGATGAATTAGCAACACTCGATACCCGTACTGCGCAAAATGAGTTGATAGACCTGATTGGGCTTGCTGGTAAACTCGGATTGTCGGGTGAAGAGGACATATTGGGCTTCGTTACAGCCGCAGACAAGATAAATGTTGCTCTCTCGGAAGACCTTGGAGGTAATGCCGAGGACGCACTTCGTGAGATTGGAAAGCTGGTCGATATCTTCAAGCTGAAAGGTGAATATGGTATGGAGGAGTCGATGTTGAAGATAGGTTCAACAATCAACTCTCTCGGTATGGCATCAACGGCTAATGAGGGCTATATTGTTGACTTTGCAAAACAAATAGCCGGAATGTCCCAAACAGTGGGAATGACTGCACCACAGGTACTCGGATTGGGAGCAACATTAGACAGCCTTGGACAAAGAGGAGAAACCGCTGCAACAGCCCTTACAAATGTCATCGCAGACATATCGAAGAATGCGGAACAGTATGCCAAGGTTGCTGGCGTTAGCTTGCAAGAGTTCACACAACTTCTCGAAACAGATGTAAATGAAGCATTGCTTCTTGTTCTCGAAGGCATTGGTCAGGGAAGTTCGGCAGATACTATTAAGTTGCTCGATAGTCTCGGTTTGTCAGGTTCGAGAGCTACTACCATTTTGGGCTCTCTTTCTCAAAATGTAGATACTATACGCAAGCAACAAGAACTTGCAAATCAGGCTTTTCTTGATGCCACTTCTATTAAAGAGGAGTTTAATAGAATGAACTCCTCAGCAACAGCGATAATGGAAAAAGCGAAGAAAGATGTCATAGAAGAGGCTCGATTACTCGGAGAGCAATTGAATCCGATGATAACCACCTCGCTGTCGCTAACGACACATGGCATACGATTGTTTTCTAGTATCATAGGATTTGCAACCAAGTATAAGGCGGTTATTGCGGGTTTAGCTATTGTTGTTGGAGCATATAATTTGGTTAAGAAGACGCAGATTGCCCTTGAAAAACTCTCCGAATTTTACAGCAAGCGTAACATGGTGCTGTTGCGTCAACGAGCAAGGGACTTGGCTGCTCTGCGTGCAGCAGAAATGGCTGTATCCAAATCGTCGGCTCTTTTGTGTACGGTGCAGAATTTGTTGGTTTTCAACTTTAAGGCGGCAGGTCTTGCTGCTAAAACTCTTATCGCATCTATGGGACCTCTTGGCTGGGCGTTTACTGCCATCGGTGTTGTTGTGGGTACGGCTACGACCGCAATGGCAGTAATGGCTAATCGCAGTAAGACTCTTACAGATATTTCAAAGAAAGCTTCCGAAGTTACAGATGAAGAGGGAACAAGTCTCGTTGGCAAAGCCGAGAAGATGAAACACCTTATGTCCGTGATAGAGTCTACGACCACATCTGAGGAACAAAGGAATGCCGCAATTAAGGAATTGCAAGCGTTGATGCCAAATGGTATAAATCTCATAAATCAAGAGACTATCGCTAATGGCAAGGCGGCTGAGGCTGTAAAGAAACACACTCAGGCTCTTATTGCTGAAGCAACACTTAAAGCTGCGTTACAAAAGAAGGACGAGATACTCAAAAAGGTGGGTGAAGATAAATTAGCCGGCAAAGATAGAAAAGTCAGCTTCTGGAAGCAAATGGGTATTAGTATGGCTGTGGCTGAATCTAATGGCGCATTGAGTTATTCAGAAATGATGGCAGCGGCACAAGAGGCTGCTGCAAAAAAATACGAGGAAAAGACCGCCAAACAACTTGCCGAAGTTGATAAGGTTGCAGAAAAGTATCGGAAAGAATTGCAAGGTATTGTTGGAGACTCTTCTGCGAATACCGATACACCGACTTCCCCTACTACGACCACGCCTACTGTTTCGCCTCGTGGTGGAGATAACTATGGGCAAAAATGGTCTCTAAACTCCGATGAAGAGTTCTTGCAGAAGCGTCTTGCATTGAAAAAAGAGTATCAGAACTCTGAAACGATGACACAAGAGGAGTATAATGCAAAGTTGCTCCAATTGGAAATTGACGCATTGACTGCTCGTCTGAAAACAAATGCAGACTCCGGTGCAGACCGAGTTGCACTCGAAGAAGACCTTGCCGACAAACTTATTCAGCAGAAAGAGCGAATAAACAAGGGTGTTGAGCAAGCCGAGAAAGAAAATGAACGACTCGAAGAAGAGTGGACTAAATCCATTGAAGATGAAGCTCGCAAGAGAGAGAAGATTGAGATGGATATTGCCGAGATGAGTGGAGACCGCATCGCCATCGAGAAGGCAAAGTACGAGAAGTTGAAGCGAGAGTATGCCGGAAACGCACGAGCGTTGGAGGCTCTCGAAAGGGCTCATAAGGCTCGATTGGCAAAAATACAACTCGAAGAGGCTGACAAAGAGGTCGAGACTCGACAGAATGCTTACAAGATTGCTCGAATGCAAATGGTGGAGCGTCAACGCCAAGAGATGGATACCTTCTCTGGCAGTGAGCGTGAACGCCGAGAGAAACGCAAAGAACATTGGGCTGAACTGAACGCTCTCGATGAGAAGTATCTCAACGAAATGATCGCTACTTTATCAACTCTTGTCAGCGATGCAAAAATAGGCGATATTGAAATAGGAGTTACTCTTTCTGATGATGATAAGACAAAACTATTAGAGCAGATTGCCAACCTGCGCCAACAACTTGATAAACTCAAAGATACCTCGGAAGGAACACAAAATGATAAAAATTTCTTTGCAGAGTTCTTGGGTATTAGTGGTGAGCGATGGGATGAAATTCTCAAAGACGGATTCAACACCGAAGACATCATTACAATGACTGAAGCCCTTGCCGATTCAGTTATGTCAATATGGGGTAAAGTCAACGACTTTATGGCAAAGTCTGAGGAAGCAGAATTGAAGAAGTACAAAAAAAGTAATGACGAGAAGAAAAAAACTCTCGAAAAACGCCTTGATGCTGGCTTGATAACCGAAGCACAATACAATGCGGAGGTTGAAGCTATGGACGCCGAGTATGAGGCATATCAGGAGGAGTTGGCATTAAAGCAAGCTAAACGCCAAAAGGCAATGAGCATTACCGAGTCTGTAATAAACACGGCTCTCGGAGTAACAAAGTCGCTAACAGGTATGCCTTGGCCGATTAACTTGATTGCAGCTGCGGCTACTCTTGCTATGGGTGTAGCACAAACTGCCCTAATCGCAGCGACACCTATTACCACCGGAGCAGAGGACGGTGGCCCGATTGGTAATGGGGTTATAGATGTGCGTAGAGAACAGGACGGCAAACCATTCCGGGCAAGGCTTAACCCGAATAAGAGAGGTTTCGTGAGTTCGCCTACGGTGCTGGTGGCGGAGAACGGAACAGAGTATGTTCTGCCGAATGAGGTGGTGCAGAATCCAACTGCATATCCTCTGTTGTCAGCAGTGGAGACAGCACGACAACACGGAACGCTCAGTTCTCTGGACTTCTCGGCCATATATTCTCCTTATACCGTTGCTGGACGAGCGGCAGGAGGATATATCGGAGATACGCCAAGAACAACTCTGTCGTCAAGTCAAACCACCGATGATAGTGGCGAGGTAAAGGCTTTGTTACTGCGAGTCTTAACAGTTCTTTCCAAGCCTCTCGATGCAAGAGTAGTAATGCTCGGCAGAAATGGTATCGTTGAGAATCTTGAAAAATACAACAAACAAAAGAGTAGAGGAAAAATAGGAGGTTAGTATGATAGAAATTATAACTGCATCAGGAGTGTCGTTGGACTTGGACCCATCGGCAGAGTTTGAAATTGAAATTGAGAATCCGATGTTGAGTGACTCTCATATACCTGTCGCATTCTCAACTAGTATATCCTTTTTGCCAACACCCAAAAATAAAATTGCTTTTGGGTATATAGCAGCGATGCTACAAGAGCCAGCGGAAAAAAAGATAAGCGTTGTAGTATATGCCAATGCTATACCTCTCTTTTATGGCGTACTCGAATATGAAGGGATTGAAGAGGAAGTTATTAACTATAATTTCGTGGGCAAAGACCTGGAAAGCGAATGGGGTGGGTATATTCACCAATTAAAACATCTGACCAAATGGCAATATGCTCGAAGCAATGATATGATTCGACAGATGCAAGGAATGTTCGATGTTGTTCAAAAAGGCGGATACGACACAAATGGCGATGGCGCAATAGATGAGAAAGAGTCTTATGATTATGGTATTCCAATGCTGCTTAACAGTGAGAGTATCACAGAAATTGAATACACAGCAAACAGTCTTGGGAAGACAGCCGTAACGCCTGATGTTAAATATCATAATTACTATTGGAACCCTATAATTTCCCCGATTACTCCTGCTGTAAAAGTTAGCGCAATACTGAAAGAGGCACTGAAAAATGTGTCAATAGATGAGTCGTTTATTTACGAAGGCTTGGCGATACTTGGATTACATCGTAGCAGACAGTATTGTCAAGGCATAGGGTTGCAAACAGGCAACACAGAAGGAACTATGCAACTTGATGTTGCTGATACATTACCTCAATGTACCGTGTTTGACCTTGTTAGCAATCTGCTAAAAATGAACTGTGCTACTCTTTTTCGAGACGGCCAACATTTCGTCATTAAAAGCAATAAGAATATCTTGTATGATACTAATGTTGTTGTTTGGGATGAAAAAATTAGTGGCTCGATATCTTATTCCAACGAGTTGCCTTATTTGTACACATTTGGATTTGGCAATGATGAGGATAATACCCCAACAATTAAGCCAGAAGATGACTCTATGGAAAATGCAGAAGGCTGTATTTTCGAAGCAGCTACTATGGGAGAGTTACTGACTAACACAGAAAAAGCCGGTGATTATATCGCAATTAGAGATAATAGAACTGGTGATATGTTTTCGGGGAAAGGAGTTAGTATTACTGTACAGGGCTCCCACAATTCAATTCCATATATCGATATGTTATCGCATAAGTTGTTTAAGGCAGAGGCTGATAGCGACTCAGAGTCTAATATATTTGACATGTCTTTGTCGTTAAAGTGTGTTAGATGTATGCCTGTTGGCGTAGTTGAGTATACGGGCTATTACTCAAAAGAGAAGCAATACTTGATGTGTCCGATTGTAAAAACTAATGTAGCAGAAGATAACCGTTCTTCAGATGTTTGGATTGGTTGTTTGCACAACAATCAACTAATAGATAAGGGCTTCTATTTCTCGAAAGGTGCAACGGAAAACTCTTACGCTTACGGTGGCTGCATAGACCCTGCGATATTGTATAGAAAATATCATTCTCCTTTTGCTAATTGGCTTGCCCAATCTCGCAGGGTGATAACTGCAGATTTCGTTTTGTCATTAAAGGAAATCTCCGCTTTGCGCTTGTATAATAAAATTAGCCTATATAATCAGTTCTTCCTAATTAAGAAGATTTCACTTCCGTTATCGGCAACAGACAATTCTCCTCAATTAATATGTCGAATAGAACTTATTGAGTGTCCGCTACAAGATAAAGCAGAAGAAGATAATACTATAAGAATTGAGTACTGGAGTGACAGTAACAGCCTAGATAATAGTTTTAGGGCAGTAGCACAATACCCCGTTGCTTCAGATGTAATTGCTGCTATCCAATGTGAAGACGGGACAACACAAAGAGTAAAGATATTCAAAGGTCAAACGCATAGTGAGATTAAAAAGTGTGCCAAGTTGTACATAATGGAATTGCCTGTTCCATTTGAAGACTATCGATATGTTTATAGATATGGAGGTGTTATCTGGAATGAAAATTAGTGTCCTTTTGTTCTACCTAATAGACTCTTAATTTTGCATAAATTCAAAGCATATGGGAATATCAAAATACGCAAAATCTCTATTCTCTCGCAACATGGAGGATATCTCGCTCATCCTTAATGGTGAGGCGAAAACGCCTATTGTTGTGCGCTACAAAGATGCTGGTGTAATAGTGTTTACTTTATTTGCCGTAGACGATAAGGTGTCTATACATACATCGGAAATTGCAGACAATTTTCAATTCTCTTTTAATCCATATATTGAAAGATGGGACACAATCAGGTCGGTTATAGAGGAAATTAGTATTCAATCAAGAGATGAAAATGACGAAGTGACCGATTGGAGTGAGCGTATTCCTGTGCTTTTTGGCGGGTATGATAATTCTCGACTACTCGATGAGTACGATTTTCTGCAACATAACTTCTTGACTTGGCGACCACAAATAGATTATGTGGTGCCAGGCATAAAGGAACAACTCTCATTTGTGATCTGCAACGAAGGAGCAGACACGAATGAGTCCTATCCAGAAGAGACGAGCAGAAGGATATATGCGAAAATTTATTTCAGGTCGTTGGCACCGACAACGAAATTATTGTGTGAAGTTAATACGGATATGTCGATATATCGATTAGACTGTTCGTATGACCACATAGCAAGTCTTGTCGCAGAAGAATTTGACGATGAAGTGGTCGCATATGATATTTATGGCGACACAGATGCAGATAATGGTGTGGTTGGTATCAAGCCTCAGAGATTTGTTGTGCGACCACAAACAGCATCGAACACATATTTCTTTTTCCAAAACTCTCTTGGAGGTTTTGATACTATTATAGCAACAGGAGAACTGAAAACTATTGCAGATGGAGATAACCTAACTGCAATGGTCCGCAAGACGGAGTCGGAGGTTTACAATGGATATGTAAGGTCTTGGGAGGTAAACACCGGCTATATAACAACCAAGCAGGAGGAAAACTTGTGGCACGAGTTCCTGCGCTCGACAAACCGCTATATACTCTTTGATGATGGTTCGTATAGAAAAATCATCGTTGAAGAGTATAAGGCGGAACGAGTGAAATTGCAGATGGATAGTTTTACCTTCAAGTTCCATTACTCGGAAGCTGCAAAAGGAGGCTTTGCCGAGAAAACAGAAGCATTACCAGATTTTTTTCTTTAAGATATGGCTCGTAAACAAAATAGCAGAGGTGATTTTACAGCATCGCACATCTTCTATAAAGATGGGCAACAGGTCGCTGTTCCTGACCATATAGAGGTTATCTACTACACTGACGATATGTGTGGCAAGTTCGTCTGTGAACGCAACGGAGAGAAAAGAAAATACTGCTCCATATCGGAAGATGGAATGACTCTATTTACGCATTTAGCCCTTTCCGAGCGACATATAGGCAATGGCCAACTGCGATATACAATGATAGAATATGTTGCAGATGGAGCGTTCCCGACAGGCGAAAGAGCGTGCCCGGTACCCGGTACACTAAATGTCTTTTTGTGGACGGGAGAAACAGATGAAGAAACGACAGTGTTAGAGTCATCAACGCTCTTGTCTGTCGTCAATGACATACAAGGAATGCACGAGCTGATAAAACTACTAACCCCACAGCGAGTAGAGAGTGAAGATGCAATGAGAGAAATGATTGCCAATGGCTTGTGCGTTGAAGGTCAAATTTACTATATAGAGGAGTAGCCCCATGTATATAGGAGAAAAACGAGTTGCAAAACTATATAGAGGCAAGCGAGTAATCAAGGCTCTGTACTATGGTGCCCATCGTATATGGGGAACAATTAGTTCTTGCTTCGGCTCTGGCTGGTGGCGTTCTGCTTTGCAGTGGAAGGGCTCGGATTTGTGGAAATACTAAAATTTATAGAGAATATGGCAGATGAAATAAAAGACTTGAATACCCTATGGGAGGGTTTCTCTGGCGCAGCAGTTGAAAAGTTTATTAAGAAACTTTTTGGCAGCAAAGTCGGATATATGGATAAAACCTCTGACGAAACAGGCAAAGCAACTGTGCGCTGTTTCGCCAGCGTTGATACATACAACGAATGGGCAACAGACCCTGACAACAAGCAGGCCCTCGTACTGACACATATAGAGTTCTACGAGCAAGCAGGTAGTGCAGATTATACCTTGGCCGCTCGAATTACAAAACAGCCAGAGACAACCATTGTGAAGGGTGCAAGCAATATCCTACGCTTCACATATAACTCCTATTACGGCTCGGATTCGGCAGACCTTGATAGTGAACCGGGATATGTTCGTGTCATCATAAACTCAACGGTTATCGATGCCCTGTCGATGAGTTTGCCGGCTGGCGGTCAAGAGTTCACCATTGACCTCGGACCATACCTTACACAAGAAACAAACGCCGTACAGGTAACGATTGGTAACGCACATGGTAAATCTCGACAGTGGACTTTTTCTCTTGACACAAGGGAGATTATCTTGTCGATAGATGAAAGTTATGACGAGAGTGCTGTGCGAGACGCAGGGTGGCTGCTTCGTGTTGCTTGTAGAGGAACATCGGCAGCAGTACACTTGATAATTGACGATGATCCTTTGACAGAACAGCGGGCCACCATCAACAACTCAACATACGACTTCATTATCGACCCTGCAAATGCTTTGTCTTATGGTGCCCATACTATTAAGTTGTATGCTACAAACTCCGAGTATGGTATTACAACAGATGTAATAACAACCTCATTTATCAAGCGAGGCTTATCATCGCCGTCTGTCTGCATTGGCAAAGATGCCACCAGCACAGCAAAACTTTATGGTACGGCCTCTATTCCATATTTCTTCTACTTTCCGACAGGTAATCCGGGAGACATGGTGTCGGTTAATTTTGTCGTGCGAGATAAATCGGGTACGGCTTTATCCAACACCACGGTACAGCAGGTTAGGTTGCTCGATGACCTAACATCGGGAATGCAAGAGTGGCGATTAACCCTTGGCAATAACGATTATCTTGGCACCATTGTACCAACTATCCAAGTCGGCACCGCAAGCGTTTCGTTTGACTTGGAAGTGCTCTCGGCTGGTGTTACTCTCGAAGCAGCTTCCGAGTGCAAAGTACACCTCTCCGCAGCAGGTAGAACAAATGCGGATAGCGATGCGGAGGATTGGCACTCTGAATATGGTGGAGTACGCACTTGTACAGTTAAGCGTTCCGACAACTTTAACCTCTCAGGGGATAACGGCTTCCACGATGACGGCTTTCATATCAAGGCGGGCAAGAGTATAACTTTGTCGGGGCTTGCTCCGTTTGGAGCAGATTTCGGAGTAAATGCAGAGTCATCGGCGGCTCGTACAGGAAAGACCATTGAGTTTGAGTTCGAAACAGGAAATTGCACGAATGTAGATGCAGAGGTTATACGATGTCTCAACGATGGCGTAGGCTTCGTTGTGTATGCGAACAGAGTAGAACTCCATTGTGCAGCTGGGGAAATTCATACACTATACTGCGATGAACAGCGTATTCGTGTGGGCTTTTGTATAGATGGTCAAACAACCACTTGTGTTAATGATACAGGCAACTCGGAGCAGGGCTCTACCACCACCTATGCTAATATCGCATATATGTATATCAACGGCGTTATAGTTCGTATGATGAACTATGACACCTCTGAATGGGTGCAGACAACGCCACAAGAGATTGTAATCGGTTCGCCTGATTGCGATGTAACCTTATATACCGTGCGAGTATATGACAAGAGTCTGAACTACCGTCAAATGATTGACAACTATGCCTACGACACCCCTGATTTGGAGGCAAAGATTGCAATTGCAAAGCGAAACGATGTTCTTGATAGTGCAGGTGCAGTCAATCTTGCCAAGGTGCTAACGGCTCTCCCTAACACGCCGTACATCATTTGGGATATGAAACAACTCCCGACATCAAAGAACGACCCTCGTACTTGCGACAAGACGGTGTTTGTCAATCCTCAATGGAACAAGGAGATGGGATATGCAAAAGCAAGTTTTACGGCTGGTGCTCACGAAATAAACGGTGATGGTACATCTTCAAACAATTATCCTCTGCCATATAAGAATTGGGCGGAGACATTCGAGTTCAACGAAGAGAATGCTTGGGTTATAAATTTGCCAGAAGGTGATGTTGTAATCACAAAGTTCTCCATTACTCCGGGTGTTGATGCCGCAGAAACCGAGTTTGTCCACAAGGTGAATTTCGCCTCGTGCGAGGGCATATTCAATATGTTGGCGATGAACGCTTATCAAGATATCCTTGTGGCGGTCGCAACGGCGGCGAGTGGATATCCGACCATCTTGACGGCTCGTCAGGCGGAGCAAGATGCAGCGGGTGTCGATATCACATATAGACAATCGCTGAGTGGCTTCCCAGAGATAGGTTTCAGGAGGACTTTCGATAGTGCCGGGAATGCAAAAATATCGTTCTTGTCGCTCTATAACTTCATAAACAACAAGTATAGCCCTTCGATGTTCGGATACTCGAAGAAGTCGGACAAAAATCAGATATGGGAGGTTGATGATAATATCAATTTCTTTATGAGCAAACTTGAAGAGGCTCAATGGACAGACGAATTTGATAGTCTGACGACAACGCTATATTACGCACGAGTACCGAAAAAGTCGCTCGTGACAGGCAACAAACTTGGCATTGCTGGATCGTCAGACCAAGTAATGCAAGCCAATGCAGAGACTGCTGCTATTCGCCGTTTCCACAATTGGATTCAATCTTGCAATCCTTCTGTTGCAGAGAGGTATCGCCTTCGATATGGAAGTTATCGTCACTTATCGTTAGCAGAAGATGGCTACGAGCAATATACATACGGAGACGAGGTGTTTACGACCGATACACCGGCTTATCGATACGCAAAGTTTGCAACAGAGTACTCGCAGTATCTCAATAAATGGAGTGCTATATTCTACTTCATATTCTTGACATACCACCTCGGTACCGACTCGATGGATAAGAATATGTCTATTGCTTGCGATGATGTTACTAAGGCGAATGCTAATTGGTTTGTGTTCATACGAGACACCGATACCATCAACCTCTTCAATAACTCAGGTCTGCTCCGCTGGAAGTTCTTCCACGAGTGGGGCGACTCGTTTGATGCAACGACAGGCGAGACCGGTACTGTTCTTGGGGAGACCTACGATGTTGCCACCGGAACATACTCGGCTATAACTTCCGCTGGTACTCCGATTTTCAATGGACGACTCTCCGGACTATGGGATTGTGTTGCCAAAGTATGGGAAGCAGACATCAAGACTATGTATGTAGCAATGAGAAGTGGAGGTCTCAACGCATCTTCATTGTTTGCAAAATACAAAGACTATTGGTCGCATTGGTGCGAGGCTCTGTACAATGTTGATGGTATGGGATATGCCAACACCGGAAACTTCTCGATGGCGTATGGAGACAAGTTCGAGCTTACTCGATACTTCTACAAATACAGACAGCGTTATTGGGACTCCAAGTGTGCGACAGGAGAAAGCACATCGAATGTTTTGATGCTCCGCTTGTGGAAGAGAGGTGCGGGTGTAGCATTACGCCACTATTGCCCTATCTACGCTTCTCTCAATTGGGGCTCTGGTGGAGTAAAATCGCAACGAAACATTGTCGCTGGTAGTCCTGCATACTTTGAGAATGGTATTACAGCAAGCGGTGCAAATGAGGTTACTTTCTCTATATATGATGCCGACTTGATTACCGAGATATCAACCTATACAGTCGGTGCCGATGGAACGACTACCGAGAAAGGCTTGGAAGGTCTTGGTCAGATAGATATTCAAACAAATCTTCCCAAGTGTCGCCGTTTGAAGCGTCTGATATTGGCCCATACTGCCGATGAGCCTAATAATCAGTTGAGCAATTCAGGCTTCGATTTATCGGCGTGTACAATGCTCAAAGAGGTCGTTGTTACGCATAATACATCTTTGACAAGAGCCGTAACTATCGCCAGCGAAATGATTGAGCGTATCGACTTCCGTGGTACTCCTATTGTAGGTATTACGCTACCTTCGACTGATAGTCTAACCGAGGTACGATTGCCTTCAACCATTCAAAGACTTCGTCTATCAGACTTGGCAAACCTCTCCACATTTACTATCGAGGGAGCCGAGGCGATGACGCAGCTTCAGATAGTCGGTTGTCCGGGTGTGAACAGTCAGTTAGTTGTTGAAACTTGTCTAAATAGGGAGAATCGTATTTTGGCGGCAGTCGAAATAGACGGT